GGTACTCAGAGCATCACGTTTACGTGTAACTCACCAATCGTAATTACTACCGCACCATAACAAACTAACAAAGGGGCAAAAAATGGCACGACTCAAAATAACAAGGGCTACCGGCGAGGTAAGCGAGCATCAAATCTCACCGCGTATTGAGTACGCCTTTGAGTTATACGCAAAAAAAGGTTTTCACAAAGCCTTTAGAGATGACGAGAAACAGAGCGACGTATATTGGTTAGCGTGGGAGTGCTTACGTACATCCGGCGAAACCGTACCAATGTTTGGAGCCGAGTTTTTAGATACTCTTAAAAAGGTCGAGGTACTAGACGACGAGCCTTTAAGCTAGGGCGCGGCACTCTAACCTATTTGGTAGCGCAACTATCGATACGGTTAGGGGTCGCGCCTCAAGCGATACTCGACTTAGATGCCGAGATGTTTAAGATGTTAGTAAAAGTATTAAACGAGCAAGCGGAGGAGTCTAAAAATGTCGGTAAAGTTAGACGGCGTTAAAGAGACTCTACGCGCGATCCGTAAAATAGATCCCGAGCTACTTAAAGAGATGAATAAAGAGATCAAGGGCATCATGATCCCGATACGCGATAAGGCTCGAGGTTATGCGCCTACCGCTGCGCCGGGTGGCCTTTATAACTGGGATGAGGGTGCATATACTAAAAAGATTACGGCCCGTAATTCTGCCTTTCGTACTTTTAATAGTGAGGGACGTGTACGCCGTTTCCCTCTTTACCAAGCCGAGGTAGCACGTAAGGGTATTTACTACTCAGCATCTCCGAGCAAGCGTAATAAAAACGGATGGAGCTCTCAGTACATCATCGCTAACGCCTCAGCTAGTGGAGCTATTCTTGAGACGGCCGGACGTAAAAACCCGGGCGGATCCTCTAAGAGTAAATCTAATAACCCCGGAGCCGGTGCTAATTTTATTAGTCGTATGGGGCCTTTATATGGAAATGGTGCAAGCCGTGGCCGTATGATCTTTAGAGCATGGTCCGAGGATCAGGGCAAAGCTCAAGCCGCCGTAGTAAAAGCTATTGAGAAAACTATCGCCGCCTTTAATCAAGGCCGTTACGACAAGGCCGCATAATGGCAAAGTTACCCGATTTATTTGTTAATGCCGTATCTACGTGGGACGGTAAAGCCCTCGGTAAAGGCGAGAAACAGATCGGCGGCTTTGAGAAAAGCGTAAAAAATCTTGCTAAGTCTTTCGGCTTAGCCTTTAGCGCTACGGCTCTTATACAATTTGGTAAAAAATCGGTTAAGGCTTTTGCCGAGGATGAAACCGCGGCGATACGCCTTACTAAGGCCGTAGAAAATTTAGGCTTAGGTTTTGAGGACACTCGTATCACTCGCTTTATAGCGGACCTAGAAAAATCTGCCGCCGTAGCCGATGACATTTTGAGGCCGGCTTTTCAGGGTTTAATCTCGACCACTGGCTCAGTTACTAAATCTCAGGACTTACTAAACCTTGCCCTCGAAATTTCGGCAGGTACGGGCATTGATGCCGCCGAAGTGGCTAAAGATTTAAGTCTGGCCTATTTAGGACAAACTAAAGGCCTAGCAAAATATAACACCGGATTATCACGGACCGAATTAACCGCGACGGATTTTCTCACTATTCAGCAAAAACTAACCGCGCAATATAGCGGCCAAAATGCAGCTCGTTTAGATACTTACGCCGGAAAAGTAACGGCCGTACAAATTGCATATGGCAACCTACAAGAGACGGTAGGCGGAGCGCTTGTCGATGCTTTTATGAAATTGGGCAACGATACGACTACCGAGGATCTAACCGAAAGCGTAGATAACCTTGCAGACTCTTTAGCCTCCGTCGTAGAATTAACCGGAGCGGTGGCTACTCCCTTTGTAGGTTTAGCAAAGCTCTTTAACGATGCCTCTATGGCATATACCAAATTTTTATTTAAGGTTACCGGCTCAACTTATACAGGCGTAGTAGCCGATCGCCAATATGGAGGCGCGGCGGCGGAAAGATATAAAGCCGAGGAGGAGCGAGCAAACGCTAAAGCTCGGGCTAAGGCAGAAGCCGAGGCAGCTAAGCGCCAAAAGGAGATACTAGCGCTACAAAAGAAAAGCGCACTCGCCGAGAAAAATAAACTTTCGTTATCAAAGGCTGCGGCCGTGTTTGACACTAACCGCATCTCGATCGCGGCAGCTTTACGCGCTACCTACGACAAAGAGACGATCCTACGCCTCGAGGCCCTACAGGCTATTGAGGAGGATAACGGCGAGCTCGCACTTAAGAAAATTAACGAGCTAGCGGCGCTGCAAAAAAATGCAGACATGGCCAAACTAGCCGGTATTACTCAAATTAGTAATGCAACCCTTGAGGCTATTAACACTCAATTACTTAATGAGCTTACCGCAATAGATAAATCAAAGATGGCCGAAACAGATAAAGAAAACGCTCGACAAATTGCTTTTGGTAAATACAATGCAGCTATTACCGCAGCCGGTGAGTTAGCGGCTAAAGAGAGTTATAGCGAGCGCGTACAGATCCAACTAACCGAGATCGCTAAATTAGCCTCGCTAAGTAAGACTAGTAACGCATCTTTAACGCTTAATAAACTCCGTGAGTCTGAGGAGTTAGCGATGATCGATCGCGTAGCTAAAGCACAAAAAGCCGCCGATGATGCTCGACTTAAAGCTTTACAAGAATATGCCGCAGCTTTAGGCAGAATTGGCACCGGAGGCGGAGCCGTCGGAGGAGTAACGGGTACTACTCCCGGCTCGGTCGGTAAAGCACCGGGATCACCAAGCGGAGCGCCTGCAACCATCGCCGATGTAAAGGCTAAAGAGGCCGCCGATGCTATTAAGTATTTCGCGGACACAGTTACAGACACTTTCCAAACCGTCGAGGACTCAGGGGCTTTTAATGCTCTAGTTAAATCTTTTATGGGTGGAGCTATAAATTCATTTAATGCCGGTGAGTTTAGAGCTAACGAGGGTGGAGCATATGGTGGTTTGTCCCGTGGTGGTGCTTTTGATCGAGATACCAATGTAACTATTAACGTAAATACAGGGATCGGGGATCCCGAGGCTATCGCTCGAGCTATTGAGGATACTCTTAACCAATCGAGCTACCGAGGTACCTCAGTTAATCGAGGCTCCGGAGATTACTTAGTAGCATGAGTACATGGCTCCCCGAGTGGCGTATAACCGTCGGTACTACCGTTTATACAAACGTCCTAAGCGTGACAATGGCAACGGGCCGCGATGATATCGATTTACAATGCAACGCCGGCTACGCGCGTATGGAGATCGTAAACGTCAATAACACCGCTTTTGACATCGACGTAACCGATGTATTAACTCTCGAGCTTAAGAATAGCTCGGGTACTTATGTGCCCGTGTTTGGCGGTGCGGTATCAGATTTTGGTATCTCGGTCCGCTCTCCGGAGGAGGTGGGCTTTATAACGATCGGTAGCATCTTGGCCGTCGGATCGTTAGCGAAATTAACTAAAGCTCTTTTCCCGGATGCCTTGCCTAAAACTGAGGATGGCACTCAGATATACGACATACTTAATGAGCTACTTATTAACTCATGGTTTGAGGTGGCCCCGGCTTTACAATGGGCAAACTATGACCCTACGACTACGTGGGCTAATGCAGAAAATGTAGGACTAGGCGAGATCGATCAGCCTGGTCTATACGAGATGATTAGTAGGTCAGCCGATCCGGCTAACAGTTATAACCTATGCGCTCAAATTGCACAAAGCGCACTAGGACAAATTTACGAGGATAAAGCCGGGCGCGTATGTTATGCCGATGCCGACCATCGTACGGCCTATTTATCGGCTAACGGCTATACGACTTTATCGGCTAACTACGCTACTCCGTCTAGCGTTAAATCTATCCTACAAATAGGCAAGATCCGTAACTCCCTTGTATTTAACTATGGCAATAATTACAATAATCAAGCTACGGCCCTCGATGCCGACTCCATCGCTAACTACGGCCGTTATCAGCGAGCGGTAAATAGCAACCTGCATAACCTAAGCGATGTAAACGATGTTATGGATCGTGAGTTAGGCCTACGTGCTATCCCTCGAGAGCAACTACAGGCGATTACCTTTAGACTAGATAGCGGCGACCTACCCGATGCAGAGCGTAATAAGCTCATCGATGTATTTTTTGGCGAGCCTATTGTTATTAACGATCTACCGATCAATATGTTTAACGGGTCGTTTAATGGCTTTTTAGAGGGCTTTGCTATCCGGGCTACGCCTCAATTTGTGGACATAACACTCACGCTAAGCCCTACAGATTTCTCACTCGTTGCGCCACAATGGGACACGGTTAGCCCGGCTAACCTAGTTTGGACGGGTGTAAACGCTACACTCATCTGGGAAAATGCTTTTGGAGGTTTGACATAATGGCAACAGTAACGCCGAATTTTAATTGGCCGGTACCTACATCGACCGACCTCGTGAAAGATGGAGCCACCGCTATCGAGGCCTTAGGCGACTCCATCGATGCCTCACTCGTCGATCTTAAGGGCGGCACTACGGGACAGGTATTAAGCAAAAACTCTAATACAGACATGGATTTTACGTGGGTTACAGATGCAGCCGGTGATATCACCGCCGTAAACGTAACTAGCCCGATTACGGGAGGCGGTACCTCGGGATCGGTGACTATTGGCTTTGATGCTAAAGCTGCTAACACACTTACATTTAACGCACAAACAGGTACGACCTATACGTTAGTAGCTGCGGATGCCTCTAATAAATTAGTTACTACATCTAACGCCTCAACCGTTACGGTAACTATTCCGCCTAGCGTTTTTGCAGCCGGTGAGCAGATTAACGTACAGAGTATCGGCGTAGGACTTACATCTTTTGCAGCCGGAGCAGGTGTAACTATTACCTCAACAGGTGCAACGGCTGCGGCTCCAATCCTTAGAGCGCGTTATTCAGCGGCTACCGTTATCTGCACGGCATCTAATACATTTACGGTAATCGGTGATATTAGCTAATGAGTCCGATCCTCGGCATTATCGCCTCAAGTAATTACGGTGTACCTAACTCGTATGAGTCAATCGCTACCGTAAACGTTGGCTCAGGCGGTGCCTCGTCGATTAGTTTTACGTCCATCCCATCGACTTATCAGCATTTACAAATAAGAGCTATAAATATAGGTAACACCGGTAGCACGTGGGGTTATTTTACTATGAGATTTAATGGAGACTCTAGCTCTAATTATCCGCGGCATCAGTTATGGGGTAATGGCACGTCTGCACAAGCTTACGCCGATACTGGCAACTCCTCGGCTTTTTCATCTATTTCATCTTTATCAGCTGGCAATTTTGCAGCCTCAGTTATTGATATTTTAGATTATTCCAACACGAATAAATATAAAACGTTACGAAGCCTATCAGGTGTAGATCTTAGCGGCGATGGTGCGGTCGCTCTTATGTCCTCAATGTGGCAGGCGACGAGTGCGATTAACTCTATTACTATTTTACCAAATACTAATTTCGCTCAATATTCATCCTTTGCACTTTACGGTATTAAGGGGTAATCAATGCCAAGTACATATACGCCTATAGCTACTAATACTTTAGGAAGCGCTGCATCTAGCGTTACATTTTCCTCGATACCTAGTACTTACACAGATTTAATTTTAATAGAAAATTATTCACTCGCATCAAGCGGGAGCCAATCTGTCGTAACACTAAACGGGACTAGTAGTACTTACTCCAACACTAATCTTTATGGAAACGGTACAAATGCTTTTTCTTCTCGCTTTACCGGAGTCGGTGGTTTTGGCTCTAGCCCTGGTATTGGAGATACGGCCAACCAAATAATTACCATGATCAGGCATTTTAACAATTACTCAAACTCAACGACTTACAAGAATTGTATGCAGCGTAAAAGTGATGCTTTAGATAACACGTGGGCGACTATCGGCTTATGGCAATCTACTTCTGCAATTACTTCTATTACTTGTACAAGTTTTTCAGGTAATTACAATTCGGGCTCTACATTTACCCTCTACGGAATTAAGGCGGCATAATGCCTAATACATTTATTAAAATTGCAGCGGTTACGGTGGGATCCGGTGGAGCCTCTAGTATAGATTTTACGTCTATTCCTAGTACGTACACGGATTTACAGCTTGTATTTACCGCGCGAAATACCGGCTCATCTAATGTTTTTACTCAGCTAACTTTTAACGGTAATACGAGTAGCTACTCGTATCGAGGTTTATACGGTAGCGGCTCGGCTGCATCATCTTTTAATGGATCAGGTGCTTATATCTATGTCGGCGACATGGATTTGAGTACATATACCGCCAATACCTTTTCGAGCGAGTCCGTTTATATTTCTAATTACGCCGGAAGTACTAATAAATCGGTGTCAATCGATAGCGTAAACGAAAATAATGCAACGGCGGCAGCGGCTTATTTAGTTGCCGGTTTATGGTCAAACGCGGCAGCTATTAACCGAGTTACTTTAACGCCCGGCGGCGGTAATTACGCACAATATTCGACGGCGACTCTTTACGGCATCAAAAACTCATAGGGGGAAAAATGACACGACCAATTAAACTCGTACACGATTGCGCTACCGGTGTAGTCGAGGAGATCGAGCTAACCGATCTTGAGATCGAGCAACGCGAGGCAGATGCGGCAACCTTTCTTGAGCAAAAAGCCGAGGATGAGCGCGCGGCAAATGAAAAGGCTGCTCTACGCGATAGCGTTATCGCAAAGCTAGGACTAACACCGGACGAAATTGCCGCATTACTGGGATGAGTCTTACAAGCTATAACGGCTATCCGGCCTCTAAAGATCCGGACGAGATCAAAATAAAGTCCTACCCGGTAAAGGGTACGGACCGTAGGCTGAGGTGCGCTGAGAGTGTTGGGCCTCTCTTAGCCGCCTTTGCTGCGGAGTTTCACGAGCTGATCGAGCCGATCGATGAGGGCACGTTTGACGATTGGGGCTACGCCTTTCGTATGGTACGAGGATCTACCGATCGCCTATCGTGTCACTCATCCGGGACCGCTATTGATCTAAATGCGACTAAGCATCCACTCGGCAAGGCCGGCACTTTTCCGGCTGAAAAGATCCCAATGCTAAGAGCTCTAGCTAAAAAGTACGGCCTCAAGTGGGGCGGCGATTTTAAGAACAGGCCGGACGATATG